CTGACTGGATTCATTTCATGCCTAAAAAGCTTTTTACAAATATTGATAAAGGTATTACAAAAATAAAATTAGAATGTACAGATTTAATGCAAAGGCATAATGACAGAAGAATAGAAAAAATTCAAGGTTCAGAAGGAAATTTAAAAACATTAAAAGAAGCAATCATAGACATGTGTGCAGAAGAAGACCCTCCAATAGAAGTTGCTTTTATAAATAGGGATGGAGAAGAATTAGAATTTGAATTTCCTACTGGTGGTGGTGATGGAATTCAAGCAATTTGGAAACCGAATGAATTGCCTATTTTGTCAGTTATAAGAAATTGGGTGAGCATAATAAGAACTCAAGGATTCGAACTTGGTGTATATTTTAAATATGATCCATCAGAAAAAACTGGTCCAAGATTAATCATACATGAGGATGATCAATGTCTGCCAGATGAAAATTGCGACTGCAAGAGTGTCGAAAAAACTTATATAGTAAATGGTGGGAATTGCAGTCCAGTTATTGAATTTAATCCAGAAATAGAATGGATTCTTGATGCTGGTGGTTTTGGTGGTGTTTCTGGTGGCGGCACTTCTAGCCAAATGGCTAAAAATAAAGAAGATCCCAATTTAAGTCCAATTGAAGCTTCTGGTTCTGGTAATGCTCAATCAATACCTAGCGAATACGATTACTCTGTTCCTCAAGAAAGCAGAGTTATTCTTTTAGAAAAATCAACTGCTGCTCACACTACAGCAAATAAACCTTTCGATCAAGCTAGAAGCATAAAGGGAGAACTAAGCATAATTGGAAATGCTAAAGATTTTTATTATTTGACCGAAACTATTGGAAGATTTGTTTCTATTGTAGTTATAAGTCCATTTTCAATAGGTGATAAAGATTCTCCAAATTGTGATACTTGGCTTGCAGATCCACCAATAAATAAAATTTTATCAAATAAGAAATGGATGATCATGGGCGTAGATCATCAGATTGAAGCTGGTAAGTTTATAACTAAGTTGTCTGTAAGTTTACCAGTTCCAAATGCAGAACTTAGTGCTGATGATCCTATTGGTGGCGATGGATCTGAAGGTCCTTTCATGGACAATACTGGAGATGGTACTTTTGTAGGCGAAACAGATTAAAAATAAATGGAAAAATAATATGAGTTTAAATGAAAAAATTGCTACGCTCGAAAGAAGAATTGAAAGTTTGCAGCTTCAACTTGGAGATGTTGATTATTCAACAAAAGCAATTTCTAGGTCTGATCAACAAAATAAAGCTCCAGATACTAAAGATACTTTCTTTGGTGTTATGGTTGGTTTGGTAATTGAAACAATCGACATATGGAAGCAAAATAGAATCAAATTTTTTCATCCAAAACTACATCGTGCCGATGTAAAAATAAGAGAACTTCCTTGGGCTAACCCAATTTCAGCCATGGGAGGATTTGATGATTCTGGTTTAAGTTGGGTTCCACCTGCAGGATCATCAGTTGCTTTAATTTTCGAAAGTGGTAATCGATCTTCGGCATATTATATTGGAACTGTATGGTCTAGAAATCGTGGTCCAGACGGAGGTCACAATTGGGGTGTTAATCAACTCATGGATGAATATAACAAGATTCATGAAGGTCATAGAAAAGGATATCTTGTTGGTCCAAATGATGGGTCGCAAGTTTTGCCTCCTTGGAATACAGAGTCTTACAATGGTTTTGATTTAACATCTATTCTTGATTTTGCTGATAAACCAGAAGTTCAAAAGCTTATAACATATCCAAACATTTATGGATTTAAAACTCCAGAAAAGCATATGCTTAAAATGGTTGATGGAGATCCTAAGTGTAATCGAAGATGGAAAAGAATAGAATTAATGTCAAGTACTGGTAATTGGATTATGATGAAGGATGACCATCTTCATTATGGTGGTCAGTGGGCGCATCCAGATTGTAGAGTCACATATCCAAATACTAAAGAAATAGTTCCAGATGATGATGTGAGTTGTCTTGCTGGTGTTCCAGAAATGCCATATCCAGATTTGGCAAGATCAATTGGTATTGATAGAAAAATCGCAGCAACTGATTCTTCTGGAGATAATGTTAATGCAGAAAGTTATACCGATTTGAGTGACGGTGGCAAGGCTTTAACAAACCAAGAGCAAAATGCAAAAAATATTCAACCAATAATAGAAAAAACTTCAGAAATTCCCATGTGTGGGCAATTAATTCCAAAATTCAAATCAAATGCAAGAACTGGTCATCCAAAATCAACACATTACAAAGATCAAATTGGTCAAAATCCTTATTTTAAACACGAAAACGAATGTCGTCCATATAAAGGACCAGAAACTCCACAAAACAACACATGTGATCTTCCCCAAACTGGAATTCAATTAATGTCTGTTTCTGGTCATACATTTGTAATGGATGATTCTGTTCGTCACCCCGAAGGCATTCCAGATTGGGAAAGAAGTACTAAGCCATTTAATTTTGGTGCTGGTGATGTTTATGAAGGTAGAACTTATATGAAGTCTACTACTGGACATATGATTGAAATGAGTGATTTGGAAGATGAACCAAATAAAAGAAGCGAATGGAATGGGATTAAACTTCTTACTGCTCATGGCAATAGAATTGAGCTTAACGATCATGAAAAACAAAAATGCATAGCCGGTAAACATCATGGTATAAGCATGCAAACATCAAGTAAACATCAATTTGAAATGATTGATGAGGAACTTGATTATTGTTATGATTCGAGAAAAAGTCTCTCTCCAGAAAAACAAAACGAAGAACAAAATCCAGTTGGTCATGGAGGAGACCCACAGCCACTATCGAAAAAAGCATATGTAAAAATTAGAAGTGGCTATGGTCTTGAATTTTCCATGCGTGATGATTTTGATCAACAAAAAACTGATCAACAATATATTCAAATATATTGTCCTCACCATGACAATTGTCGTGGTCCTCATATTCACAGATATCAAGAAAAGAAAGATGGTCCCGGATATGTCTTCTTAAGAGTTGCTGGAAATCATATAGTTGCCACAACTGATGATCACATTGAAGTTATTGGAGATATTGGTGGCTGCTCCAAACCTGCAAATAAGATTGAAATTATCAGTAAATTCAAACTTGTTTACACCAAAAATTACTATGTAAATATGACAGATAAATCGCACATATTCTTTGCAAAAGAATTTATAGCTTTATTAGCTGGAACTGCTGGAGAAGAGGATTCTCCAAAAATTGGAATGATTCTTATGTATGATCCATCTACTGGTGCAATTAGGGCAAGTTCAAAAATTATTGGTAGTTTAGGAGATAAAGATCCTTGTATGAGCATATTTAGTATGTTGCCTTTTGCTAAAAATAAATGTGACGGAAATCTTGACGAACAAGGCATTAACTCATGATTAATATAAAAAGTTTTAAAGGTGTTCCATATCCAATTACAAAAACTCCGAAAGGTTTTTTTTATATTCAACATGGTATCGATCAAATAAAATCAGATTTGATTGTTCTATTGCTAACCAATCCAAGAGAGAGAGTGATGTTGGCTAATTATGGAACTCCGTTAAGAAAGTTGTTCTTTAATCCTAATGATCCAGTAACTGTGCGTGAAGCACGAGATATGATTGCATTTTCTATAAGAACTTGGGAACCAAGAGTAGCAATAGAAAACATATATATTCAAAGCGGTTTAGATAAAGATAGTGCGAATCCATTGGATGAAAATCCTACAAATGAAAGTGTTTTACTTATAAGAATAACATTTTTCGATAGGTTGGAAATTACGAAAATACAAGAATTAAAATTAGAAATACCATTGGGGGCATAGGATGACAAATAATTGTCCATTTAATATTGAACCTTACGCAACTTCCGAAGTAATCGGCAAGCCTAATGTGTTTAATTTGAATTATACCAATCAAGATTTTTGGTCTATGAAAACAAGATTGATTGAATTCACACAGCAACGATTTTCCAATGAGTTTACAGATTTTGTAGAATCATCTCTAGCAATTATGCTTATTGAAAATTGGGCATTTATAGCAGATACACTTTCATTTAAGTTGGATCAAATCGCAAATGAAATTTTCATTGATACTGTTTCTGAAATTGACAATGCTTTTAGGCTTTGCAAACTAGTTGGTTACAATCCACAACCACCAGTAGCAGCGAAAAGTTATTGGACAGCATCAATAAACAATCCAATCACAACAGATGTAAGAATACCAACGCCAATCGGATTTGAAGTCAATGGCGGAGGAACCTCAGTAAAAATAGAATTATTTTCAGCTGACTCAGATGGAAATCCTATTTTTGATGAAGACATTATAATTTCAGCAAATAGTGTGGTAAATGCCAGTATTATTGGGCTACAAGGAAAAACAATATTTGAAGAAATCGCCAGCAACGGATCTAGAAATCAAACAATTCAATCTAGAAAACAATCAGTCATATATGATTCTATGCAAGTTTTTGTAGATGGAGTTATGTGGAATAAAGTTGATTATTTCACTGAGTCTCAACCATTTAGAGAATACAGAGTTGAATTTGATTCAAATTTTTCAGCATATTTCATTTTTGGAAATGGAGTTGCTGGTATGGTTCCATCCAAAGGATCTAATATCAGCATCTATTATAGGACTGGCGGTGGAACTATTGGAAATCTTGTAACAAACGCAACACAAAGTTCTGTATTGGTTAATGTTCCCGGATTAAATTATCCAATAGGTGTATTTTTGAATAATTACACCAAAGCACAATATGGATATGACGGAGATACGATTGAAGACATTCGAAGAAAATTGCCAATGTATCTTCGAACTCAAGACAGAGCAGTTACAGGTTTAGATTATAAAACTCTTGCCGACTTATATGTATCACCATATAATGGTCAGATTGGAAAATCTATTGCTGTTTTAAGAAATCATGGATGTGCAGCAAATATTATAGATCTTTATATTCTTTCAAGAAAAGATAAAAACACTTTAGAAGTTGCTAGTGATCAACTAAAAACAGAATTGATGTCTTACATAGAATCAAAAAAAATGATCACAGATTATGTTTGTATAAAAGACGGAGTAGTTGTTAATGTTGATGTAAATATTTCAATCACAATGGATAAATTATATCGAAAATTTGAAGATGAGCTTAGAGTTAAAATTTCAAATAGAATAGATGCATTTTTCAGTATTAATCGTTGGGAGTATGGCAAAACATTAAAAGAAAATGATCTAATAAAAGAATTTTCTGATTTAAAGGAAATTAAATCAGTTGATATTACATTTAATACAGATGATATAACTTTAGGGGCTACAAATATTGTTACAACTAAATTTTATGAAATAATTAGATCTGACATTATTGAATTAGGATTCGTTTACGAATAATTACAATGGCACAAAAAAAAATATCTGAGAATCCAAAAATAACTGATGAAATCATTTTTGAGTTAGAAACTCCAGATGATGATGGCTGTTTATTGTCCGATCCTTATAGGGTTGACAAAATAGTAATATATTTTATAGAAAGAAGTTTTATTGATCCAACCGTCAATGAATATACTCAAGAAATTTATGATAAAGAAAAACTACAAACAACATTAGAATCTGAGAAATTAGCTTGTGATTATCCAACTGAAGAAAACATATTTAAAGCCAGAAAGAATAGAGTCAATCTCGAATCAAGTATTACGCAACAAAAATTTTATTACAAAGATGCAACACCAGTATTCACTCTTGGCAATCCAGAATTTCCAGCTTGGCTATCTACAGACCAAGATAATGCATTAATTACAAAAGTGTCTACAGACGCAAATGGAAATACTTTATATGGTAATTTTCAATATATTTGGGATGCTCAAGGATATCGTGAAGGCGATTATTTCATTTGTTTTACTTGGACTTCTGTAATTGCCGGAACAACAAAATCAAGTCATCAGAAATTTAATTTATTAGGCGATACAAGAGCCACAGCAGTTCCATCGCATTTTACTGTTCCAGAAAAATATGCGACTTTATTTGAAAGATATACTCCAGAAATATTCAAAATAAGATTTAGTGAATTTGATAGAACTCCAGATGTTATAAACAAATTGAATTTAGCTACTGCCGATGGATTTACCATTATTGAAGATTATGCGAATCAAATTATTGATTTATTTGATGCAAATGTAGTGAATGAAAAATTATTGCCATTTCTATCAAATCTTTTCAGCTTGAAGCTTAAATCAAATGATCCTTATTTGTGGAGAAGACAAATAAAGAGAGCGATGCCAATCTTCAAGAAGAAAGGAACCATAAGTGGTCTAATAGAATCCTTGGATCAATCTGGAATTAAATTTATAAAGTATACAAGATTGTGGCAAGTAATTAGCGATTATACTTGGCAAGAAGTGTTTACTTATGACGGAAATTTAAATACTTTTGTATTAGAAAAAACAGCATTGTCATTAGATTTAAATAATTTTGAATTATATATTCGTTATTCTGATAGTGACACATGGGATTTGTTAACATCAGATTATATTGAATTTGGAAATATAGATGGTATTTCAACTATAGAATGGATTGGTGATACTCTTTCGGTAAATCCAATAACATTAGAAGAAGGCGATTCGATCAGATTAGTATATAAATATAATGAGATCAATAGTCCTTCCGAACAATCGATAGAAGATTATGTAAGAACTTTATCGCTTTCTGACACCAGAGATGAAAGAGATCAAGAGTACCCATTAAAAAATTGGAATGTAAGATTGATTGAAGAAACAGATCCTTTGTTTGATGTTATTATTCCGACAAAAAATCCATTCCATGACAATGTTATATTCGGGAAAGTAAAAACAGAATTTCCATTTTCAGAAAACATTTATAACATGGATGAATACAATGGATCGATTAGAAATTCAAATGATCCATGCGATATTGACAAGAATTTCATCGATCCGTGCTTTAGTAGTTTGAGCAGCAAATATAACATAGATTTAGAAATCAAAAATTTAAGTGATGATAGGATTGTTGAGGCTTATGAAGTTCTCAGTGAATCTTTACCTTTTCATGCAATTTTACATGTAATGAATATTTATGGAGGTTTTGAAGAAGTCATAATGCCACCAATTGAAGAAATTGAGGCTCTTATGACTTACAAGCAAAGCAACTTTATCATTTCTGGAAATGCACAAATGTGGTTTAATAGGGGCATGAAAAACGGTCTTACTACATCTGCCGTATTGAGAAATGCACTAGCTAGTTCTACTATTGTAAATTCTGGATCTGGTATTGCCTATAACGATAGTGTAGTTTTATTTTCTGGTGAAGTTAATTTTAAACAAATTGGCGTAGTTTTAAATGGAACAGGAATTTTAAAGGTTTTGGGTGGTACTTTAGCTGGTGAGTATACAATTCAAAATCCTGTTGCAAATACAATTGAAGTAAATACAGTATCAGAACCATTGGATGAAACCAATTCCGTATTTGCTGGTTCTTTATTAGGACTTGATTCAAGAGCATTTTCATTTAGGATTTCAAATCCAATTGACTCAACAAGTAGTATAAACATATATCAAGATAATATCTTTTCTTTTTCAGATAGCAGTAAAGATTTTGCTGAATTTAAATCTCTTTGGGATGTTACTGAAGGATATTCGTCTGGTTCGTGGAAAATTAAAATTATTGCATATTCAGCAACAGCTTATGATATCTTAAACATTCTGCCTAATAAAATATTATTATTACAAGATGATGGAACACTTCCGCCAACATCTGTAAGTTCTGTTTCTTATGAGGCATACGATAAAGATGACAATTTATTATTCACATCTACAAGTGGCAGCATTATAGTTACTGCAAGAGGAAGAACTGAAGTTTTAAATTCTGATTTTCATGATGTTCGAAATATTTACAGTGTTGGGTTTTATCAAAAGATTTCTGGTGTTGAATATAGGATTAGTGGTTTTGTTGATGGAACTGTCGATCAATTTTACATTGAAAATTATACAAATGGCGATGTTATTGGAACAAGTCTTGAAATATTCCAAAGATTAGTTGACAATAAGATTGGCTATATGAGTCATAAAGGTTTTAAAATTCAAATAGTTGGCGATTTAGAATCTTCGCTTGGTATTGTTAATGGAGCCAATAATTTGATATCAACTCCATTGGAGAATGATTATTTCAAAGAGAATTATTTGATTGAAATTGATGGAGATTTATATTTTATACAAGAAATTGATGGCAACAATCCATCGGGAAATACTACAATAACTCTCGAAGGTTCAGACAGGTATTGGAAGACTTTCTCTTCTGGTGGTACTTCAGAAAGTTACACCATTTATAGATACACCAAAACACAAAATGTAACTATAGCAGGACAACAGTTTGATTTGCCAGAAGTTACATTTAACAGAATTGATAGGCGAGGCAGTGAAATGACAGGAAATTCAGAAAACATCAATCCAATAATGTCTATTGCATCAAAAGATCAACCAGAAGATCAACCAAAAGATAATTTTGTTGAATCTTTGAAGCAAAATGAAAAGATTGAATTTATAATAGATTACCAAGATGGAAATACGAAGAAAGGCGAATTATGACAAATCAACATGAAGCAATGACCGTAGTTGGCGTGGTAGAAAGAATCATCGAATATAAAGATGGTAGCAAAGAAGTATCCGAAATAAAAAATACTATTTTGCGTAAGGGCAGAGAAGCCTTAGCCAAAAGTCTAGCCAATAGTATCGGAAGCACTTATGATTATTTCATAAATCGTATGCTTTTTGGTGATGGAGGAACCAGTGGCGGAACTCTTAAGTATGTTGATACTCAAAGAACTGGTTTATTTGGTATTACCAGAGCGAGCAAGCCAGTCATTAGTCAAATTGATCCAAATATTCCAAGTCAAGTTGTTTTCACATCTGTGTTAACATTTGATGATGCTAATGGATACGCTCTCAATGAAATGGCACTTCAAATGTCAAATGGCGATTTATATAGCATGGTAACATTTGCAGATTTAAATAAAACCTCCTCCATGCAAATAACTTTCAATTGGCGTTTATCATTTGTATAAAGATTGGTTAAAATATGGCAAGAAATATTGTAATTTTGGATATAAAATGTCAAGATCTTAAAAAAGATGTAAAGATGTTAGTATTAGACAATGAAGTTTTTGATTGGGGTCTTGACAAAGAGTCCATCAATCGTGCAAAAAAAATGATTGATCAAAAACCAGATATGAAAGAATCAATCATCATGTCTATAATAAATCATTTTTTAGAATGTTTTTCTGATTTTTGTGGCAGAAACATAACTCTCGAAGAATTTCTTTTAATTATTGAAAAAGGAAGTATTTAAATGACTTCTCCACTAACATTCCATGAAATGGATGATCGATTCTACATCAAAGAGTCAACTATTTCTGGTGCTGGAAAAGGTTTATTTGCCAGAACAAAAATACTTGAAAATGATAGATTGATGATTAAAGGAATTCTTGTTGAAAAGGATAGTCCTGCAGATTTATGCACGACATTTTCAAATTCTTATAAATTTGCAGCAAGTTTGATATCGTTACCCAATGGAGAAGTTGATTGTGGTAATTTTTTTATTATACCACTTGGATATTCTGGAATTGTGAATCATATAGCGGATGAATCAAAGCGTAATGTTCAAATAACTTATCTTGGAAATTATGAAGTTGCTTATGAATTTTTAAAAGATGTTCATAAAGACGAAGAGATATTGGGAAACTATGGAGATGAGTGGCAAAAAATTCTCGCTTGGTCTGATTTGCAAAAATCAAAAAATAAAACAGATATTAAATTGTGGAAGAAATTTTTAGATTTAAATTTATATGATCTTGGTGGTTTAAAATGAATTATTGGTTGGATAAAAAAAAGCAAGAAGAAGAAAAATATAAAAAAACAACAGTAAATATTACATTGTAAATTCTTTCCCAAAACAATGGAAAATTGTCGGTAAGAAAAACAATAAAAAAAGTCATATATAAGAACAAAGGATAAACATGGTTGATCTATCAAGACTCCCAACACCAGAATACTCTGCTCAGAACCCATATCATTATACATATGATAACATTCCAATTAAACAATTGGCAGAAAGAGATGTTCTTATAAACAATGAATTGGAAAATGTTTCGAATATTATTCGTAGTGGTGCTGGAACTCAAGGAAATATAGCAAATAGAATAGATCAATCAATTGATGAAAATGGAGATTTAAGACCATCTGCGGTTGATGAGTCTCTTCACAATATAGCAGAACATACAGATGGATCAAAATCAGAAGATTTTGGAACATTGAGTTATATCAACACAACGCTTGGATTTTCGAGTGTTGTAAATCCAGTTTCTTATGTCAGAATGTTAGATGTAGAAAGATCTAAGTTGAATTTAATCGCTGAAGAGGCGACAGATATTGATTTTCAAGTAGTAACTCCTAGCAGTACCATAACAATTCCAGAAGGAACTATATCTTTTGAAGCATCTGACAATATTTATTGGGAAATAACTGGTCCTTCTGGACCTACCATGCCATATGTATTGAAGCCAATATTAGGCATTGGAACAACTTATTTTCACAATCATTATTATAATGTTGAGCCAATAACATCAAATTATATTGATTATACAGTAACTGCAATAAGCACTCCGTACATTGAAGGAAGCTTAAGAGTGTACATCAATGGAATTAGTATAAATGATAGTGCTTCAGTTTATGTTCCTACTAGTGATCCAACCGATCCTTGGGTTCAAAATAAATTTACTCCAGATTATGCTAATGGATCTTTTGCTCTTGATATTGCACTAACAAGTAATGATATAATAAGAATAGATTTTGACATTTCACTTTCATGAGAATTTCAAATGAATGAGCCAAAAGATTTGAATTATGGATTCATTATTATTGTTCCAGAAAACAACCCAAAACTAGTTGAGATAACAGTATCTTCAATTAAGAGCAAATTCAATAAAAGCCCATTTATTTGCGTTGTTACTAGCAATATATCTTCAGAAAATGAAAAAGAAATTTCACAATTTTGCCCAACATATAAAGCTGGAAATAGTTATTCTTCATTAATCAATGAGGGAATAAAAAATTCTCCATCAGAATGGAATCTGATAATTATATCTGGTACATCTATAAGAAATAGAATTTTCAGAAAATATTCTTGTTTTATTGAAAGCGAAAAAGACATTCTATTTCCAATTGTTGATAGAAAGCTAAATTTCATTGATGGAACAGTTAATGGAATATTAATACATAGAAATGCACATCAAAATCTTGGTGATATCCCTCAAATGAGTACGCTCCAAGAATGCAAATCTCTTTGGGCTGAAAAAGCTTTAAGGCATGGATATAAATTTAAAGCAGTGGTTGGTGCTGGCTTAGTTTAAGAGCATCTTTGCTTTAAAAGATACCAAGTATCATCGTATTCTATACCTTTATCGACACGATCTAGATATACATATAGATCATTCCATGATCCAAACATATGATTTAATGGAAATAAGCCAAAATACCATACTGGCAAGTTTTCAATTCCTGTTGGGCATACAAGTAAAGTTGGCTTCATGGCTCTCCAGCTTTCTGTAATTTCGTGATGTGTTCCTGTGGTTGGAATTTTATATGGCAAACAAGCTATGAGAATATCAGATTTATAGACCATTCCTAAATCTTTTCTGACAAATTCTTCTGCAATTTCTTTCATTCTTTGAAAATTTTTTGTTTCTTTGGCTAAAGAGATTTCTGGCAACCACTGTTGTTTTGGGTCTGTAAATGGGTCAAAAATCTTTAATCCAAAATTATTTTCAAGTATATTAATTGGTTCCGTTCTCCAATTAAGATCATTAAATTCGATTGGTCCACTCAAATAAACTGAAGATCCCGCCAGCATGTTTCGCTCCTATTTAAGAAAAAATCCATTTTAATTTATTTTAAAAAGAAATCAATGGAGATTTGAAACTCTAATATATTAAGGAGAAAATCATGGAAAACACGAACATTTTGAAGCAAATGAATGAGATTTTAACTTACGAAATGGCTGAGAGGCATAGTTATTTCCAAATGAAATATTTCATTGTAAATAAAGAACCTACCACACAATCTAAAATGTGGCAATGTTTAAGAGAAATAAAAAGTCGATATGAATCTCTACAAGCATTAGATTTAGAGATAGATGAAAGCAAGGACAACCTAGAATTGATTGATATTAACATAAATAAGATGATAGCCATATATGATAAAAAAGTATCAATGGGAAAGCCTTCTGATTCTTTAAAAATATCTGAAATCAAGCTAAGAAAAGCAAAAAGACAGAGAGTTATGGCTGATAAGAATATTGAAACTCTTGTTAAAAAGAAAAAGAACCTAGAGGAAGAGGCTAATTTCTTTGTGCTTTCATTTAGAAATTTGGAAGTGGTTGAGCCTTTAAAGGATTATGACGATTTGGAATCTCAAAAACAATATTGGGGAGAAAAGCTATTGCAAAAAATAAATTTAAAAATGTTGTTGCAGTCGCAGGTAGATACAGAGCTAATTGAAACTGTTTTGGCTCTTCCAGATGACATTCCAATTAAGGGTCAAACAGTGAAAAATCTTGATAGTATGCACAAGAAAATGATTCAAATGAAAAATCAAGCAGAACAGGCGATAAGCCAAAAGCAGGAATTAAATGGCAATTAGAATTTCAAGTTTAGATGCTGGTTATACCATTGGTGGTTTATCTACATTCCCCAGTGGTATTGACAATAGCCAATCTTTATATGAAGCAAGAAATAATGCAGAAACAACTCTGCGTCAATCACTTTCTTTTAATGGTAAATATATAATTGTAAATGACAATTCTATGTTTCCAAGTAAAGGTCTACTTCGCATAGGTCCTCCTTCCGGCAAAGCTGGAAATTATGAATTGATATATTATGCAGCAAAAACAAACAATGTTTTTAGCGATCTAGTTCGTGGGTTTGCAGGATCAAGACAATCTACTTGGTCAACTGGAAGTCATGTTTTACATTCTGTGATGGCAGAACATCATAATGCTTTAAGAGATGCAATTTATAATATGGAAGTTGATTTGGGTACTAGTAGTGATCCGACATCAGAATCTCTTAATGGAATATTAAAAAGACAAGAAAATATATTCTTAGCTCCAAAGCCTATATTTAGGGCGCATAAGATCATTGGAGTTCCGCCATTAACTATTAGATTTCAAAATTTTAGTACTGGTCCAATCATTCGTTATTTGTGGGATTTTGGTGATGGAACAACATCCGTAGAAAAAAACCCAATACATACATATCAAAATGAAGGAATTTATAGTGTTCAATTGAATGTGGTTTCTGTCCTTGGAGGACAAGGAATTGCAACAAAAAGTAATTACATAACAGTTAGTAAGCAAGAAATTACAACATTTTTTTATGTAACACCAACAGTTGGTATATCTAAAGAAACAGCATTAAAGCTTTCACTAACTCCAACTATCTTTAAATTTGTTGATCAAACAGATGGCGATATAAGTCAAAGATACTGGATATTTGGTGGAAATGGCACCATTAATGGAATACCAGTTACAAATCAAAGCTATCAAGAAAATAATTCCAACATTCATGAGGTTCAATTTGTGTACGATAAACCAAATTCATATATTCCCGGTTTAATGTTGGTGTTGGAAAACTCAAATAGCAAAAAAGCATTCCTTTCTGAAAACATCGTGGTGAGCTAATGACAATACCTTCAGTATCTAATTTTCCAACAAGCATAGACACAGATGATAATCTATTTTTAGTTCATGATAGTTTGCGTGTAAAACTTTCACAAGACTATAATCCCGGCGACA